GTTTTTTAACTCATGGTTGCCGCATGGATTTACGAGGCATGAGTCGGATGAGCCGTTTCAGTTTATCCACTTTAACGTGAATGTGGATACCGTGCCGAATGTAGAAGTTATATGATTTGTATCAGGTTCAACAAAAACAGAGGCCAGCCGAGTAGAGGAACTGAAGAGCATGTCTGGCGTGTATTTGATGGGCCGAAAGAGTATTTAGTAAAGAATGTGAATATCAATGTGCCCTCATGGGGCGCAAAGACAGGTGAAGATTGGAGTATTTGTTGTGAGGGTAGTGTCGTGATTGACCGCGAAACCTCAACGATTACGATAGGAGAGCGAGCATGTTCGCAGAAGTAAACAATCAGACTGTCGTGACTTACCCTTACGACTACGATACTTTGGTCAAGAAAAATCCAAGTACACGGTTTCCGCAAGAAGACCTGCTGTCTATGTACCAAGGCACAGAGGATAACTTAGCTGGGAACGAGCTAGTCCGTGTAGTCATGGCAGACGAGCCTTCTTACGACAGAAAGACTCAAGCAGCCGTGCTGAATAGCCAGCCTAGCCTTGTGAACGGTGTCTGGACTTTAGGTTGGTCGGTTCAGGCATTGAGCGCTGAAGAGCAAGCGGCAAAACAAGCGCAGCAGGCATCAACTGTCCGCCATGACCGCAATAACCGTTTGACGGAGTCAGATTGGACGCAAGGCAAAGACATCCCTGATAGCGTCAGTTCTGCGTGGGCGACCTATAGACAGGCTTTACGCGACATCCCTGCCCAGTCTGGGTTTCCTTGGGAAGTTACTTGGCCTGCTAAACCGGAGTAAACAATGGCTACTTTATCAAGCATCATCACCCCGACAAACGTACTGACTGCGACTAGCACGAATACGTTAACGAACAAAGATTTAACCAGCGGAACTAATACATTCCCATCCAGTTTGGCAACATTGACTGGATCGCAGACGCTGACTAACAAAACGCTGACTAACCCGACAGTTACCAACTATGTAGAGACACGGTTTACTGCCAACTCCAGCACATCTATCACGCTTGATCTTGCGAACGGCACGATGCAAGACATCACAATGACTGGAACGGCGACGATTACGATGCCGACTGCTACGGCGGGTAAGTCTTTCGTTCTGTTATTGCGTTCAGGTGCAGGCAGTTATACGGTGACATGGTCAACAGTGAAATGGCCTAGCGGAACGGCTCCCACTGTAACTACTACGGCAAGCCGCATGGACATCTATTCGTTCTACAGTGACGGTACGAACTGGTACGGCACAACTGTTGGTCAGAACTACACACCGTAAGGGCTAATATGTTTACTGCTGCTGGAAAATCTGCTGCCTCTAGTTCTGCCGTTTATGTTGAAGACGTGTTCTCAACTTATGTGTATACGGGCACTAGTGCAAACCGATCAATTGTTAATGGCATCGATTTGGCTGGCAAAGGCGGTTTGGTGTGGATTAAAGACAGAAACCTTGGGCAAGATCACTCGTTATTTGATACATCTCGCGGGATAAATAAATATTTATCTACTAATCAGACTAACGCAGAAGCTACCGCTGCGAATTCTCTAACTGCTTTTAATTCCAACGGATTTAATCTTGGAACCAATGCAAGTTGGGCAAATGTTTCTCCGTATAACTACGTCGCATGGACATTCCGCGAACAAGCTAAATTCTTTGATGTGGTGACATGGACAGGAGATGGCACAGGTGGGCGACAAATATCACACAATTTACAAAGCGTTCCAGGATTTATAGTAATCAAGTGTACTAGCACTTCAACCACGGGGTGGCCTTGTTGGCATCGTGGTGACGGAACAACAAATTATTATCCGTATTTAAATCTAACAAGCGGTAGCGCAAATTCCCGAACTGTTACGTCAACATATTTCACAGTCAATAACGACGGAGAAGAAAATTTTTCTGGGAGAACCTACGTCGCTTACCTATTCGCCCACAACGCAGGTGGGTTTGGTGCTACTGGTGCGGACAATGTGATTAGTTGTGGGAGTTATACGGGTAATGGTTCTGCTACTGGCCCAACAGTGACGTTAGGATATGAACCTCAATGGTTAATGGTAAAACGAGCAGTTGGTGGATCAGGTGATTGGGTAATGCTAGATACGATGCGAGGATTTTCTGTAACGACAGATAGAGAATTGTATGCAAATTTAGCTCTTGGTGAAGGCTCTGGCCTTGATTTAGCAGAGCCTAATGCAACTGGATTTCAAATAAAAACAAGCACTGGAAATTTTAACTCCAGTGGCAATACCTACATCTACATTGCCGTCCGTCGCGGCCCGATGAGAACGCCGACGAGTGGCACGAGTGTGTTTAGCCCGGTTATCGGGAATAGCAGTTCATCATATCCTTATATTGGGTTCACGACATCATTTACTTTGGATGCGGCTATTTATAAAGCAAGAGCGGGCAGCACTGGTTATGAGTCGGCAAGACTTACTAGCAATCTGTATTTGCAAACAACATCAACGGCGGCAGAGGCCAGTTCGGTTATAGAGTGGGATAGGCCAACTGGGTTTGGTTTAGGAAGTAACGTAGACCTAAGTAACTATATTGGTTGGATGTTCCAACGCGCCCCCGGATTTATGGATGTGGTGTGCTACTCGAACGCTGGCGCGCCAACAACAGTCGCGCACAATTTAGGAGTTGAGCCTGAGCTGATAATTACTAAAAGGCGAAATGGTGTTTATGATTGGATTGTTTACTCAAAAACGCTTGGCGCATCTAAGATTTTATTTTTGAATCTCACAACTGCCGAAACTACTTTTACTTGTTTCGCAAATGTGGGGGCAACATCGTTTCAGACCTTTTCCCCAGCTAATGATGGAAGTCAAGTTGCTTATCTATTTGCTTCCTGCCCAGGCGTTTCCAAAGTAGGCAGCTACACAGGAACAGGTGCGCTTCAGACGATCAACTGTGGATTTGCTTCTGGCGCTAGGTTTGTTTTAATTAAGCGTACAGACTCAACTGGTGATTGGTGGGTGTACGACTCGACGAGAGGTATTACGAGCGGTAACGATCCATACCTATTTTTGAATGACACCGCTGCTGAAGTAACTAATACCAACTATGTAGACACAACATCTGTTGGGTTCCAAGTCACGGCAGCAGCACCAGCAGGATTAAATGCTAACGGCGGTACATATATTTTCTTAGCAATAGCTTGAGGTAATCATGGAAATCAGAATACGAGAAACTGGCGCGGTAGTAACAAGTAGCGAGTTCCGCGCAATGCATCCAAACACAGGATTCCCTCAAGTGTTAGTCGAGGAAATCTTAGATGCGTTTGGTGCTGACCCTGTTTTTAACGGGCCGCAAGCGCAGCCGACTCGCTACCAAGTTGCTTACCGTGATGGCGTAGAGCAGGTCAATGGCAAGTGGTACACCAAGTTCGCCGTAGCCGACATGGGTGATGAAGCCAAAGCCGCTTTGGATGAGCAGCAAGCTGCTTCCATGCGTTCAGAGCGTAGCCGCAGGCTGGCAGAATCAGACTGGACACAAGTAGCAGACTCGCCTGTGGACAAAGCTGCATGGGCTACCTATCGTCAGGCTTTGCGCGATGTGCCGACGCAGGCTGGGTTCCCTTGGGATGTTGCATGGCCTGCCCAGCCGGAGTAAAAAATTGACCCGCTTACATTATTAGCGGCAGCAAATGCGGCGGTCGCCGCAGTCCGCAAGGGCTGCGAGTTGTACAAGGAAATTAAAAGCGTTGCCGGAGAAGCAAAAGACGTCATCGATGATTTGAGGCGGCAGTATGACAGGATCGTCGATCCGACACCCGCGCAGAAGCAACAGCTTCATGCGGAGATACAGAGAGTGCAGGAAGTAGCCAAGGCTGACCCGAACGACGTTTTTACGGAGATTGGTAACCAGCTAGGGGCGTTGATGGATGCTTATGATGCAATCCACAAGGCGTTGCAGAAAGAAGAGCTAGAAGCAAAGCAGGTATATCGGGGTGATGAGAGTATCGGGCGACGAGCGTTAAGACGGATTCTGATTACGACAAGGCTGGATGCGATGTTGGCAGAAATCAGAGAGACGATGATATATAAAGCGCCCGCAGAATTGGCTGGATTGTGGGGTAAATTTGAAGAGATGTGGCAGCGCATAGTCGCTGAACAGGAGGTAGCCCACGCGGAGGAACTGAGGTTAGCTCAGATAGCAAGATGGCGACGCAGAAAAAAAATAGCGGAACTCCGAGCAAAAGCGGTGTGGGGTTTAGCAGTAATTTTCGTAGTAATTTGGGCGGGGTTTCTAATGTGGCTGACAACGAGAAGCGCAATCCAGAGGACGTACCTTGGTCACTTATCGTGGTAGTGCTGGCTGTGCTACTGATGTTTTTCATTGTGATGCCGGTGTTAGCTTTTATGTACTACGACATGTATTACGCAACCCAAGCGGCGGTGCATGAAGTCAGAAAGATGCGGGAACTGCGCAAAGAGATACAAATTGAGAGGATGTACGGACAATAAGGAGTGGTGATGCTGACACTTATCTCTACTATCGGCGGCTACATAGTCGCTCTGTTCCCAAGATTGTTTGACATGCTGCAGGATCGTGCGGACAAGAAGCACGAGCTAGACATCCTGCACATGCAGATGCAGCAGCAAATCCGATTGACAGACAAGGGCTACTCACCGGCAGACAAGACTGAGGAAGTCCGAGAGAACGACGAGCAAGATCATCAGCAGTACATGGCCCAGATTGGTGCCATCTACAACAACCAAGAGAAGCTGCTGGAGTCCTCTTCTCAGTGGGTCAAGGACATGACT